CTACTTGTTGGATCAATGTAACTGGCATTCCTTTTTCTGCTCTTAGTTTTAATGCTTCTTGTCTTAATGTGATTTTATAATCTTTCTCAGCTTCTGCAAATTCAGTTCCAGTTTCTCTTAATTTTTTAATTGAAATATTTAGTTCTTTTATTTTTTGCTGCAATTCATTGAATAAATCATACATTTTTAATATACCTTCCTTTTAATACTTTTATTATGGTATTGCATATATCTTCATATTCTTTAGAATCAGCTTTATATTCTTCTAACATTTCAATAGCAATCTTCATTCTTTTTAATAGTATTTTTTTATCTTCTTCAAGCCATCTATTTTTATCTACCAAATAAATGTTAGATTTATACATTTGCTCATTTATCTTATCCATCTAAATCAACTCCTTAAATATAGCCATTAATACATTTACTACAATGCTATCTCCAGCTAAATGATATAAACTACTATCACTTTGATTTTTTGCTACTTTATCATAATCTTCATCTTTTACTCCCATTAATCTAAAACATTCTCTAGGAGTTAATTTTCTTATTTTTAAATCATTCATTTATTACCACTCCTACATCTTCCCCCCCCATAGTATTTATTGTTTGACTTTTTCCTTTTTGATATAAAAACTTAATCATATCTTGTCTAGTTCTATCTGGATTCAATTCTATATCTTCATTAGTAAAATGCATATCTTTATATGCTTGAATTGACTTTATTGCCCATTCGCATATTTTCCAATATTCAAAGTTTACTCCTAGATATTTTAAAGCTAATGCTTGACTTCCATATCCAGCAAATAATTCAATTAATCTTATAGGTTTAGTTATTTTAAAAGTAGGATATAGCATTTCAAATATATTTGTTTGATTATCTAACATATAAACTCCTAGAATGGTAAATCATCATCAGTTATTTTAATTTGCTCTTCTCTATTTGATTTAACACTTACTTTTTTAAATTCTTCTTCTTCATCTTTTGCCATATCTCTTTTTGCTTCTAAATATTCTACTTCATCTACTAATACATAACTTTTATATTTTCTTTCTCCATTAGCTTCATATGTATCTAGTCTTAATTCTCCTATAATACCTAGTAAATTGCCTTTTCTTTGATATTTGACTAAATTCTCTGCTGCTTTATTCCAAATGATACAATTAATAAAATCTACTTCTCTTTTTCCATCTCTTATTACTGGTCTATTAGTTGCTATGTTAAATTGACATATTGAAGTACCATTTTTAGTTGCTTCTAATATTGGATCTCTAGTTAATCTTCCAGTTAACATTACTCTATTCATAATTTTTATCTCCTTATATAAAACTTGGTAATTGCATTTCAATAGTTGGTAAATATCTTTTATCTTTTACTGTTTTATTATTTAATTCTGCTACTGTCATAGCACTCATAATATCTATCATGTTTTTGCTCATTCTTTGATGTTGTAATTCTTTCTTTTTAATATTCTCTAGCATGTTAGTTTCTTTATCACTTATGATTACATATACATTTACTTCTTTAGTCTGTCCAAATCTCCAGCATCTTCTTATAGCTTGATAAAATTGCTCATAACTATCACTTAATCCACAGAAAATCATATTATTACAATTCTGCCAATTCATACCAAATCCACATATAGAAGGTTTACTTATTAATATTTTGACATCTCCATCACTAAATCCAGTCATTCCTTTTTCTTTATATTCTGGAGTATCACTTCCTTTAATTTCATAACCTTCTGGAATTGCTTTTTTTAATTCAGTTGATTCATAATTGTAATCACACCAGATTAAACAATTATCCATTTTTTCTACTAACTCTTTTATAGTTTCTATTTTTTCTGGAATACTTGATTTTCTAGCTTCTCTTCTTTCTCCTAATGTTTCTGCTGCTACTGGAAATAAAGTATCAGTATCCCATGTTTTACTTTTTAATATTATTTTGTTTATATTTAATTTTGGTAAATTATACATTGATCCATCATAACCAATATTAGAAGGATTATTAATTAAAATTGCCCATTCAGTTATCCATTTATAAAATTCTATTTCACTATGTCCTTTTAATCTCCATCCATTACCATGTGATGCATCATTTATAAAATACATTGCTAACATCTCATTCATAGTCATTACATTTAAAAACTCTGCTTGATTTCCTAATTCTGTATAATCATTAGGAGATGGAGTTGCACTGCAACTTAATTTATATGGAGTGTATCTAAATAAATCTATTAATTCCATTGTTGTTTTACCAGAATAAGATTTTAATATAGATGATTCATCTAGACATACACCTACAAACTGACTAACATCAAATTTATGCAATTTCTCATAATTAGTTATATTTATTCCATCTGTAATATCTTCTTCTTTTTCTATGATGTTTACTTTTATACCAAATTTATCTCCTTCTTTTTTTGTTTGTTTACTAACAGCAAGTGGAGCTAATATTAATACTTTTCCTTTAGTGTGGTTTACTATTGCTTCTGCCTATGCTAATTGTTGTATTGTTTTTCCTAATCCAGTATCTTCAAACAATGCACATTTGCCTTTTTTTAAACACCATTTAACAATTTCTCTTTGCCAATCAAATAAGTTTTTATTTAATTCACTATCTTTTACATCAAATCCACTATCTACTCTTTTCTCTTCTTTTTCTTTTAAAAACAAATTATAATCATTTGAATAATCTTTTTCTTCTTTACTTACGTTATATTTCCACATTATTCCACCTCGTATATATCACATTGGAATAGTGATTCTTGTTTAAAATCATCAGCATTCTTACAATTAATAACAGCTTGATTATAATAACTTGTTTTTAACTCACACCCTATGGCTTTTCTATCCATTTTTAAAGATTGATATAATTCACTTCCAATACCAGCGAAAGGACTTAACACTATATCTCCTTTATTGCTCCATAACTTAACACATCTCTCTATAACATCTAATTGTAAAGGACATATATGCTTTTCATCTCTTTGCTCTCTAGCACTTGTTTTTTGTAATGTATTTGATTGATTAATATCCATCCATACTGGACTTGCATATTCTTGCCATAAATCTACTGGAAATGTTGAATCAGTATTAGTTATTCTTTCTTCATTTTCTCCATCTTTTCTAAAAGTTAGAATATAATCTGCAATTCCATTTCTACACATTGCACTATCTTTTTTTATTTGTTTATGTAATAATCCTAGAGCTTTAGTTCTTTGCATTGCTACTACTGGATCTTTCCAAATAGTAACTCTAGAGTGATAAATAAATCCTACTTTTTCAAACATTCTAATTATTTCTCCCGGAAAGTCAGTTAATCCTATAAATCCATCTTTCATTTTAGAAGTAGGTAAATCCATACAATGTACACTAACTAATCTTCCATCTTTTAATACTCTATGTAATTGTTGAATGATATAATCAAAATGATGATAAAACTCTCCTTTGTTTCTGCAATTTCCTAAATCTCTATTACTATCACTATAGGTATATAAATCTACAAATGGAGGACTAAATATAGAATAATCAATGCTGTTATCTGGTAATCCTTTTAACACTTCACAACTATCTCCATTGTAAATAGCAAAGTTTCTACCTATATGCTGATTCAATACTTTTATATCTTTAGTTATTTCTTTTACTTCTTTATTCATTTTTATTTCCTTTCTAAATCTTCAATTATTTTTTTTAATTGTTCTATTGTCATTTTATTGTTTGAACTAAATCCATATTTATTTAATAAATCTTCATAATCAATATCTAAATCTATTACTAAATCATTCAATTTATTCATTAGTGTTATCTTTTCCATTGTTTCTTCTTCACTAGGTATTTTTTCTCCAGTTAGTAATTCATAACATTTAATATCATAATCACTAGATTTATTATTTATATACCATTTAACATATTGATTATTTACTTCTAATATTTCTTTCATAGTTCTGTCTTTATATTTTCCAAATGGAAATGTCCATTTATCAGCATCTTCTATAGTAGGCTCTTGATTATTAATAGCATTACTTACTTCTTCTGCACTTGCTACTGATACATCTATTCCAAATCCAGCCATCCCTAATGCTCTTCCTACTGCACTAGTTTCGCAATTTTCTATGTAAGATGTTTTATTTATAAATGTACTATTTTCTTTTTCATATGCTGTTCCTGTTCCTAATAGTGTATAAATATCTGCTAATATTCCTTTTTCTACATCCATATAAGTTTTTATATATCCTACTTTAGCTTTAAATACACATACTCCATTTTCATTACTTAACATCTCAGTTTCTATTGTTCCTTCTGGATATAATTTTCTAAATGCTTTAATTCTTTGATTTACTTCTACATAATCTTTACCTTTGATATTAGTTGATAGCATTTCATTATTTACTTTTTCTAAATCTTCATATTTCATTTTTTATCTCCTTTAATAAAATATTTCTTCCAATGTACTTTTTCTCCATATCTATTTATTCCAGTTTCTATTTCATCATCTATTTCATATTGCAATCTTAATCTTCTTATGTATTCACTTAATCTAGTACATCCTAAATCTTCAAATGCTTGTCTAGTTGTTATTGAACCAAATTTATACATATAATCTAAAACTCTATTTTCCATTCTTTTTAATCTCCTTTAATTCTTTTTTTAATTTTGCATTCTCTTCTTTTAGTTTTAAATTTATTTCAAGTAATTCTTGTATTCTTTCATTAAATAAATCTTGTTGTTTTATTCTTACTCTATGTTCTGTATTTAGTTCTAATACTTTATGTTCTAATTCTTCACATTTAACATCATACTTAAGCTCTAAAGTGTTATATTTTTTTCTAGTTTTTAGATGCTCATAAATTTTATCCATCATAATTCTAATCTCCTTATTTTTTCATTCATTCTATATTTAAATTCTTCTTGTTTGTTTTTAAATACATAATGTTTACACCAGTTACAAATAACTTTATCTTTTTGAGGCAATATCACTACTCTATGCCCACGATTACATGTATAAGTGTGATTACTTAATTCTTCTTGCAATTTTTCCATTTGTGTAAATGTCAATTTCTCTTTCATAAATATCTATCATCTTCATATGGATCTATTCTTCTATAATTAGTTGCTATATCTATTTCTAAATCACTGATTCTATCTTCCAAATATTTAATCTCATCTATCATATCTTCATAATCACTTAATAAATTATCAATTGTTATTACATCTTTATTTGGAAATCTATCTTGATACCATTTATTGCATTTTCTTAAATCAATCATTATTTCATTTAAATCCATATTATCCTCCTATTAGTTTTTTGTTTTCATTAATAAAATATTTTTTCATATCATTTAAAAGCCATTCTGGAGTAATATCTTTTTCAAGCCATTTTATAGCTTTGTTATATTCAGTTGCATTTTTAAAGTATCCATTTAGTTTCATTTTTTCTAATGTTATTAATTTTGATTTTTTATTTTCTTTTTTACATCCATCTAATAATTCAGCAATGCTTGGCATATATTTACTAGTAATAATTATTTGTTTGATTGCTTTGTGTAAATTATCTTTTTTGATGTTTTTAAATTGCTCGTACCATAAAGCGATAGTTTCTTCTGTAAAATCTTTGTTATAACTCATAGCTAGTATTTTCATTTCTTTAATAAATTCTATTGCTTTCATTTTCTATCTCCTCTAATTCTTTTAAAGAAATATCTTTTAATGTTTTTTTCTTTATAGGTTGATTTAGATAGTTTTCAAAGTTAGTTCCAAATAATGTATTTGGTCTTAGATATATATTCATCTTGTTATCATTGATCCATTCATTAGTTTTTATATCTATCACTTTTTTAAAATCTTCTAAATTAAATCCTTCATTAAATCTTGCTTTTATTAATTCTTTAGTTTTATTAGTAGAATATTTATAGTTGGAATTAGTTTTCAAATTTAAATAATCAATTATTTCTTTATAAGGTATTTTGTCATGCTTTGCAGGACTATATATCTCTTCTATACTATTCTTATCTATACTATTCTTATCTATTCTATTCTCTACTATACTGTGTATACATTTTGTATACATTTTGTATACATTGTTTTTATCTAACTCTAATTGCTTTAATTCTTCTTGATATTGAGTAGGTATAATT